GAGTACTAAGTCTATCACTCTCAAGTATCTCAAGATTATATGACTTGCTCCTTCCCTCTCCCCAGATCTCCAATAATCTCAGAATGAAGGAACAATAGATGTAATCTCCAGATGGATTGAATGGCAGAATGTGTTGAATTCTGGGATCCTAGGAATATTGATAATTACTTGAACACATGCTGCAGTCAATGCATTAATCAGTCTATGCCGAACAACGTAGAATTGAGATATTGATATCTACAGTAGATCATGATAATATACTCATCAATCTAACTGATTAATACATCAGTGCAATAACTGAAGCATTAACTGATATCTTACCAGATAGTGTAGGATTAATGTATCAACCTTCTAAGATATTCAAGTAATTAGTCCATAATCCATTAACTCTCAATCTATCACACTCTGCCATTCAATCCATCTGGAGATTATAGACATATTGCTTCATTCTGAGATTATTGGAGATCTGGGGAGAGGGAAGGAGGAGGTCATATAATCTTGAGATACTCGAGAGTGATAGACTTAGTACCCTGAGAGATATAGATTATATGAATAATTACATCAATATTCCAGACAGTCAATACATTAATCTAAGGATACCTGATGAGTTCAAGTTAATATCATCACTATGTAGTATGATCAATGTAATATATGATATATGATTCAATTAATTAATACATCAGTCTAGTAGCTGAAGCATTAACTGAGACATTACCTCGAGATGTTATGTGAATGTCTCAACTGTGTAATATACTCAAGTAATTAATCAATGATCTATTAACTCTCAATCTACCATACTCTGTCATTCAATCCATCTGGAGATTATAGACATATTGCTTCATTCTGAGATTATTGAGAGTTCTGGGGAGAGGGAAGGAGGAGGTCATATAATTCTGGAATGCTTGACAGTGATAGACTTAGTACTCTGGGACTATGATATTAATTGGTTAATTGAGTCGACTATGTTGAAGGCTATTGTAATAATCTGGGAATATCTGGAGAGATTAGATTATTACAATAGCCTTCTGATATATTGTTACAATTATATTATGTTCCATTATATTAGGATATATGTTGTGAATAGATAGCACATATCCATGATGTAGTTGAGGTCTCAGGGGGATAATTAGGATAACTGTACTAGGCATTGATGTAATTACTCATATACTATGGTATCTCCAAGTCTATGAGTTCATTACTCTCGAGTATCCCAGGATTGTATGACCTCCTCCTTCCCCCTCCCCAGATCTCCAATAATCTCAGAATGAAGGAACAAGTCTATAGATTGTAGAATGTATTGAATGACAGAGTGTGATAGATTGAGAGTTGATAGGTTATTGATTAATTATATCAACATCTGTTACAGTCAATGCATTAATCCTACACTATCTGATGACATTGGATTAATGCATTGACTATCAACTTAGTATGAATTGATCATCCTTCGAGATCGAGCGTCAATTCATACCAAGTTCAATGATCTTGAGGTCTGAGAGAACTAATCCATCCTCACCTTGGTTGGATCCAATTCTCACCTATATCTCAAGTACACTGAATCTATCCAATAATCCCTCTGGTGGACTAGGATCCACGAGGCGATTCGAACATCATCCTCGCACTGGTAGGATGAATGCAATGACAGTCTAGATTGTTGAATCAATTACTAAGACAATTAGCGGATCACCTCGAGATCATTGAGTCACTATCAACTATAGTATGAATTAATCAACTCTAGAATATCAATCTAATTCTCACTGTCTTGAACCAATCTCAACATCTGGAGAATCATGTCCATCCCACCAGATGTTGAGTCCTAATCTCACTGTAATTCAAGTACACTGATATTGTCTGAATTATGCTCTAGCAAGCGAAGCGCGCTGAGCCCCGAAGGGGCGATGGTGACCTGGTATCCACGAGGAGATCCGCAAGCAATCCACCTATGTATAGAACTAATGCTCTCACTGCAAGATCTATTGATGCAATTACTAAGACAGTTAGTGGACTACCTCCAGATCATTGAGACACTATCAAACATAGTATGAATTAATCATCCGACAGAATCAAGTCTAATTCTCACTATCCTGAACCAATCTCATCCTCCGGAGAACTAGATCATTGTCACCTTGGTTGGATCTCAATCTCTACTATACTTCAAGTACACCGAATATGTCTGAATAACCCTCTACAAGGCTGTCATCCACGAGGAGATCCTCACATCATCCACCTATGTGTGACATTAATGTAATAACCATTAGATCTATTAATGCATTAATGCTGCCATTAGGTGGATGACCTTCAGATCATTCAGTGATAGTCAATAACAATACAGAATTATATCATTAGTCCTAACAACATTGAATCATATCACACAACTGTGATACAATTGACACGTAAGCTCACTGAACTACCTTCCAATCCCCCATCACTCTACAATCTTAGGATGGCAGCATGGTGATCTCCGGCATAGTACAAGATCTCAGGGTTAGATCTAGTGTAAGTTACTCCAGACTTAGGTTGAGGAATCATCTTCAATCCAATATCGACTCTATACTGAAGGACATTGTCAGGTACAGAAGTATCTGGAAGGATGATTGTTCTTCTACCAGAGTTATATCCTGGGTTGTACTCTCGTTGGATCCAAGTATTAGCGATAGCAATGGCGTCATCAACAACATTACCTCCAACGTTCTGAATTAATGATACTCTTCTGTTCTGATCCATGTAGAAGTAAGGCTCAGTGATGTCGTACTTAGAATCATTGATAGATGTGGTAATAACTTCATTCCTCTGATTACTATTCTTCAAGGATCTCAAGTATTCATCTCTAGACTCTAAGCTGAGGAAGATAACAGTGTTAGGTCTCTGTTGGAAGACAGATTCATCATCATAGAATCCAGTGATTGTCTTGATCTGATCATAGTTATTGTTGTCTCTGATGAACATCTTGAGGTAATATCTAACTCCATCAGCAAGCTTAGAACCCATAATCACGAACTTACCACTAGATGAATGAATGGCTCCTGTCCTTCTGAGATAATTCAATGCTTCTCTCAAGTTAGCCAGATCAGGGAGTCTATTGCCTATGCCTCCTCTGGAGGATGATGTGAATGTGTAGACTTGTGACGTATCAATACCTCTATCTGAAGCAATGAAGATAGCATCAGTGAAGAATCTATCAATCATCTCGACAGTTAGATAGTCCTTATAGTCTACTCCTCTGTTGTTGGCTAGGTTCTTCATATAGACTACGAACAGCCATTGAACGACTTGGAGTAGAATCAATGAATCTCTCTTCAACTTGCGGTATCTGGGGAGCTCTTCCTTCTGCCCTGGATAGATGAAGAATGGATCTGATGGTCCTCTGGGAATATTACTCAATTCAGACACATTAGAGCATGGGGAGAAGATAGCTTCACGGTCTGCTCCTAGACTGAACCATAGACCTGTGCTACTCCTGCTAGTTGGTGTTCCTAGAATCTTAGTTAGAATCTCATGGGGAGTTCTTACAACCTCAGTGCCTTGGGGAAGATTCAATGGCTGCATAGGCTTGAAGGATACAGTGTATAACACGGAACCTGTGAATTCATCTCCCAGCAAGGGACGAAGATCATCAAGTATCTTCCCTGTAGGTGTTAGTCTGAAGGTCAATCCTCTGAGCTTACCGAAGGAATCAATGAATTGAGAGATAGGCTCAGAGCCATTCAACATTAATTCATCGTAGTATCTGTAACCTGAGTATTCATTAATTCTTCTGACTAATCCTCCTGATCCTGTAGAGAACGCCCCTTCCATGGGAGTATCTGGTCCTTCCCCAATGTTACGAGATATATTGACTCTCTCAAGGAGTGTTGAAGGTCTATCGGTAGCTCCTAGTCCTTCTGCAGCTCCTCTCTGATATCTCCATGTATTGACGGATTGAGTAAGATTGAGGATGTTGAGCATTGAATCTTCAACAGCGAGATCCCAGGACGGAATCACTCTCTCCTCTCTAGGGTTAGCTCCTCTGACATCAACGATTAGCTCGATCTGGGGATATGTCCTTCTCTCCTGTCTAGTTCCCATGTTCTTGTAGAGGAGGATCACAGGATTGCCTATCTTCCTTCTAGTGTGGAATAGCTTGTGTCTTGGTATCTCGAGGGCTCCATGATCCTCTGTCGTTCTCTTGTCAACTCCAGACTCTGAGAATGTGAAGATGGAACAAGGGTAGAGCACTTCAAGAGCACGATAGAATAGTGAAGGATCTAGGAAGGAATCGAGATTAGCTATCTGTCTTCTAATCTCATCATCTGTCTGATCATAGAGTTCTTGCTTGAAGAGACCAGGCTCTAGTGTTAACATATGATTACGGATGTCCCTCACATATGCTTCTCTCTCAGGTGGTGTTATGAGGAAGTACTCTTCATCCTCCAAGGCTATCAGAACACAATGAATGAGACTGTTAGGACTTCTAGGAACTCCCAATCTACAGATACCCACATCAGATCTGGGGGATATGCTCTGTCTAGTTCCTATGAAGTTCATTAACTGTTCAATGTATACTGGAAGAGCTGCTACTCTATTCTCAGGAGTGAACATATTCATACGTAGCTTGGTCCTATTCCTGAGAGTCAATGGTGTTACAACTCTCTGTTCTCTCGTACTCTCAACAGCTACAACATTAGGGGGAAGTAATAGGGCCTCTTCCTCTTCTTCATCCCCTTCGGGGTCAACTACTGATGGTTGTGTTGTCTCTTCACTGGCATAACAACAAGGAAGCATGGGGTATTCTAATGCATTCTCCATATTGTTCTTGAATAGTCTAGGGTATGGGGCATTCTCGTTAGGACAGACGAAGTAATTATTAGCGAAGGATAGCACTTGGAATGTTCTAGTGATACCGAATCTTGTGAATGACTTCTGTCTCCATTCATTGACTTCCTCAGGTCTGATTAACTTGGGTCTATTGTTAGGAGCACACCTTCTGGCATAGTCAGGAGGGAATACATTAGGTAATGCTTCTCCAAGTTCTGTTCTTCTAGCTGCTCTACCTCTGGGAATGACAGGAGCTGGAGCACTGGAATAACTTACATTAGTGGGAAGTTCAGGTAGATCAGGAGGATATTGATATCCAAGATATGTTGTGAAGAGGGTGATAGGGTTAGTCTCATCTGTAGCTGTTGTGGATAGTTCGTAAGCTCTGAGAAGTCTGGGGAATATATCCATGAATTGATTAACCACGTCTATAGAATCACCTCTAATAATTGTAATATTGAGGAATCTTGTACCTGCAGGGTAGGTAACATCAGCATATCCCTCAGGAACGGAGATGATATCTTCAGTATCTTGGCGTAATATCTCAGGTGTGATGGTGAATGAGATAGAGCTCAAGGCATTGGTAGACTTACCCTCCTGAGGATACTTATTGATTAAGCTCTTGTAGTGATAAGTGTCCTTACCTGTGGCTTCTCTCGATGATTCATCAATGTATATGTAATTATTGAAGAGATCCTCAGTTAACAGGACATGACGGAAGATGGTTAGATTCAATTCAATACCATATACTCTGAATGATCCAGTCAATCTAATCTCTCTCATAGTCTGAATACTGATAGGCATTACAGATTCAATGTTAGTCCTCATATTATCAATGGATGTGGGATTCTTCGCTACATCAGGTACTCTAATAGTTAATCTACCAGAGGAATCCAATCTAGCATAGCTATACTTACTGACAGCTGTATCTGTGTAGTCAGTGTTGTCATGTCTAACCATCATTGATAACATTCCAATAGCTGATGAACTTGGAATTACATACTCAGTCTGATCACCTTGAGTAGTCATCTTAGTCAATGTTCTAGACTCAGTGCTTCTCCTCAGAGCTCTATTCAAGTTAGACCCTCTGAGCTTAGATCTATCAACTTCAGCTCCCAATCTCTCATTGTATTGAATTGAAGGAACATTAATGTTAACAACCGCTGAGTCGAAGATGTTGATGTATAGATCCTCCGTTACTTCAGAGCCTAATCTCTTAGTTCCATCAGGGTTATATGATAGAACTACTTGAGGTCTAGTCTCCATAACAACAGTACCTAATCTTAATTCATTCTTCTCAATAGGTGTATATCTCTCCAATGCTGTGAAGATGGAGTCAATTCTCTGGATTCTAAGATCATCAGCTTCTAATTGTCTAGATATTCCATTCATCCATGTCTCCCTGGAAGTATATAGATCATCGAACCTTAGGTAAGGAGTGTACCTACCTTCCTCTGGTGTCATATTCTCAAGGAATACGTTCACTTCCCCCAACAATGAGGCTTGATCCTCCTGGGATAGTATATCAATGACGGCGTTAGGATATAATTGTCTAATCTCCTCAACGTATCTCTGATCGGGAACGAAGATAGGTTGTGTAACATCCAAGCCTTGAGCTGCCCATCTAGCAGGTGCATCGGGATCGTCCATGGGTACATGAATGTAAGGTGAGTTCATAATAATAGATGTATAGATCATTGCATAATCCTCATCTAATCTAATCCCTGAAGTTGGATGGAGGGAGATAGCATGGAGGTATGAATCAGTCAGTGAGAACTCCTGCCCTTGAGAGTTAGCTCCTAAGAGATCTTCCCTCAGAACAGAGCCTAATGTTAGATAAGCTACGGTATCATCTGGAGAGATATCAACCAACATGAACTTAGAAGGAAGAGCTAGAGCATATGCCTCTCGATAGAGCATTGTCTCTTCATTATCGAATCTTGTTCGGCTCATATTTCCAGGAGAGCTCAGATGAACATTACATCATACCTACAGTTAATCGTAAGAGGATCTACCCATAGACACCCGATGTAATGATGTTATTATTACGTTGAATAGCAGGACAATTGGTGTAATTGAAGCAGATAGTACATTGATAATTCAACGTATCATCTAATTATGAGATGCAGTATATATCATCTCCTTAATAGATTAGAGGGATCGTGCAGATGTTAGTCATTACTTCCATGGACATGTTCCAGAATATATTGTTATGTTACAATGACTTGATAGACTTAACATTGATTCAGAAGGACTATCAGATTCAACACAGTAGCATAGGATATGATCTCATTCAACAATGATACATCCAACCAATGATCTTCTTGGACATTCCCCAAGAGTTGAAGAACTAGATTCCACTGGTATGAACATTCAATGGCTAATGACTTCATATCTTCATTGCTATTATCGGATATCTTGGAGAAGTTACGAAGTAATTGATCAATGACATTAGACGCTGATAGGCACAATGTCTTGAGATATATGGTAGATGATTGAGGCACTCCCTTCCTAATCTTGTATGATTGTGTTAGCTCGTTCAAGGAGTTGTGATGAGATCGAAGTAACATGCATAGTCTCTGAACTCTCACGTGATGAGATGAATTGTATGCTATTGATGATTCCCTCCTGATAGTCTGAGTAAGATCCATTTGCTCATATCAATCTAACCGCACACATATATATGATGAAGCTCAAGATCACATGAATCCATGAGTGAATTAGACATGTTATGTGCCTACGATCTAATGACATCACCTCTCGATAGATGATACCATTCCATTATTGAATAGTCTTGTGGTTATATTACATTATATTACAGTTATCTATTGGCGATATCTATGGGTGTTGAAGAGCTCACTGTTACCTATCAATCTACTCTGGTAGAAGCTAGGTGATAGCTTGTCCAGTGCTAAGTTGGATTCATATGATCTCAATAGTCCAATATCATTGGGTCTGGGATAGTCCTTCTTGTTCATTGTTGTTAATGCATTCTGGATGTTATTCTTGTAATCAATGATCAATCCAGTCTGATGCTTATTCCTTGAGTTCTCTGTTAGACTATTCAGCTTACTAGCACCGAACCAACCCCCGAATTCCATGAAGACAACAACAGTAACCTCAGTGAGATGCTCTCTTAGCTTCACGAACTTCCAAGCTTGCATAGCTCTACATCTCTGAGCCTTAGAATTAACCATACTAACATGAGCATCGTTGTAAGGTCTAATGATCATAGCTATAGCTTCATTACCATCTTCCATATATCTTCTAGCAGAGCATAGGCAAGGAACCTCTCTGTTAGCCAGAGGCATAGGCATTGATACACTCATTACGAAGGAGATGGAGCTGATACCCGTCTTATTCATGGAGTTATCATCAATCAATGTATACTTGAATCCGTCAGAGTTGTCCGTGAGAATATCTGAGGTTAGACAACCAAGCACAGTCTCATAGTGATGATTCAATGTGAATACATACTTCATTGGCTTCTTCAATCTTCTCAAGCCTTCTTCCAATTCAGCTTGATATCCCTTAGGCTTATCCCTATTAGGGTCTGTGTAGGGAAGAACGAATTCCTTATCAGGTGCTATCTCAATATCAACTCCTTCCTTCATTGCCTTATGTCGAGGGAATGGCTTCCAGAATGATGATCTAGCACACACTTCTCTCACGAACTGGAAGTCAATGTCAGATATGTAAGGACGAAGGATATTCTCCATACTATATGCAGCTTCATTGCTTGAAGATGGAACAATAGTATCAGATATCTTATCGAATATGGATTCATTCTTCAGAGCAGAGAGGATGAATTGTCTCCACTTCTCAGACATTAGACATCTCTTGAATGAATCACACTTCAATGTATGGTACAGGTGAGTCTCAATGGGAAGGAAGATATCATACTGAATTCTGGCAAGAGCTTGTCTTCCATGTTCTGTAGCGTGATCAATTCCTGAACTGTCAGTTGTTGCCTTCTTCAGGGATAACTCAAATGCTTCAACGGTCTTAGTGTCAAGGTTCAATTGAAGCTTGGATCCCTTATTGATGTAGGTTGAAGCTATTCTATTCACTTCGTTCAAGAATACAAGACGTCTATCAGTGTTATTCTTGTTATCATAATATATACCGAGGATGAAGTTCTTATACTTCGACGTCTCATTGAGGAACATACTAATCTCATCATTCTTCGTATCCTTGAGATATGAATCAAATACTTGTCTGGTTGTATCATTCAGCATCACTCTGTCGAATGAGAACTTATAATTCTCTGGGTGATCCAAGTAGCTGTGATATAGTGACATGGTTAGAGCTATCTTTACGCCCAGACTTAAAAAGGTAAGGCATTGAAACGCTTACAAGTGGGAAGAGGTAATCTTGCGATTATCTATTCTAACCATCATTTACAGATGGAATATATTAGGAAGAAGTGGTCCTTCCAAGAAGCACTCCATCCTCTCGGTAATGTGGTTTGATCTCATGCTCCTGGACGACGTAGGATGTATTAATCCACTGTAAGTTAAGGTCATAATCTATTACATTTCAACTGTTGGATTAATAGATCAAGCATAGTATCTGCTGTAGGTAACAGATATCATGTATTCTTCATCACTTAGTGTTATCTCTTTCCCTCTTGAGATTGTTCATCGATTGAGATATTCCATCATGAAGAGCAATAACATCAGACAATAGAGTGGATAATGTTCTATGAGTTAATGGATGAAGCTTCTCAATTGTCACAGCCTCCTCTAATGCTTCCTCTATTGATCTACAGAGTTGGATTAACTTATCGAATAGAGGAGTTCGTTCTAATCCATTATCAACAATATCTGAGATGCAACATCCAACAATATGGCGACATCCATCAATCATTGTTCTAACGAATCCATTGTTCTCAATATACTTGCTCTCTTCAGTAGATGCATCTAATCTCTGAGCTTGAGGGATGCTAGATATGACCCTATCCACTAAGCAAGAAGTATATCCAATGTAATACCCATATCTGTTGTTGGAAGTCATCGTTTACTCGCAATTAGATGACTTCTATTAGCTCCCGGTGGATGATCTGATGATATATTAATTGATGATATACATCCTATAATCTTGAATGTATATCATTGTCAGATCATATACTCTACTCTATTGAAGGTCACTTGCTCTTCTCATTCAATAATTCAAGCAATGAATCGAACTTCTTCTCATCTATACCTCTCATTGTTCCTATCTTCTTCCCTCTCTTGATGAATACAGATGAAGGTAATGAGGTGATATTGTACATCTCTGAGAGTTCTTCAGAGAGATCAGAGTCAGCGTAGAGGAACTTAACCTTAGGGTTCTCCTTCACATGCTTCTTCAACTTAGGCTTGAATGTCTTGCAAGGGCCACAGGATCTAGACCCGAATGTTAAGATGATCCTTCTATTCGTCTTCTCTAGTTCTTCAAGCTCTTCAACTTCTGTGATCTCGTCGATTGTCACCTTCTCCTTCTGCTTCTTCTGTCTTACCTGATCGTCATAGTCATAGTCTTGGAAGCTCATAGAGTCCATATCATCAATTAGGAACATTGAATAATCTCTGTCTGTCATTGTTTACATGAGTATGAAGGAGATGATCTATGTAGTGACTGTCATAGCAGATTGTATTGATAAGTTAACTAGATGTTACATTAGATCCTGGTGATGTCAATCTAATGTAATAATGTGTTGGTATATAGGTCATGTTCATGATCTTGAAGAGATGAACATTGTTATTATCGAGTATATCACTATGGATGAAGTAATATATTATGTCCGGGACATAGATCTAATGTAATAATCTACTGCAGTGCACGTTACATTGATAATTCTACAAGCCCTGTAGTTGTTGAGTATATAACTTGATCACTCCAATCATCAGAGAATGAGAGACAATGTGGTGAGATCATCATGTATCTGAGGGCTGATGTATCCTGCAGTTAACAGATCATCTAATATTACCCTAGAACTGTACCTGTTCTCTGTGGATAATACCCCTAAGATCTCAGTGGTTACTCTTCTGTTCAAGCCTAACAATCTGACATATGATGATATGAATCTCTTCAGATCTGAATCACTCACATACCTTCTCAACTGTGATATAATCGATATATCTCTCAGATTGATGATTAAGTTCATATTACTTCTCACCAGAGCATTAATGTTACTATCAAGAATGGCTCTATTGTTAGAGTTAGCTGATAACATAGGAAGAACATTGAGTATATACCTCAGTTCATCTTCATTCAGCTCCATGTCTAGAATACCCATACATGAATCTATCAGGGACACGGCAATAGATATAGCTCGCTGTTGCTTGATCTCAGCATCATATGAACATCTCACCCTGGGATCTGTCAATCTATAGAACTCAGAGTAATTATCTGCCTGAATGGCATAGGATATCAATTCATCGTTGGAGCGTAGAGGTATCTGCTGTAATCTCTCCCTTCCCCTCAGATTAGTCAAGGGGATGAAGGGAAGAATCTGATACTTGTAGATATCATCCATGGCGATGTAGATTTGTGCAAGACCCTCAAATTATGGCTCAAGCTAATATAGACACTAAGCAGGTTAATGCATACCAACCTTACAACAGTGCTGAATGTACCTATGGGAGATGTACTCTGGCTAATCCGAGTAGAGCATATATCCCTTGTGAAGCGGGTGATGCTGCCTTCACTAGAGTAACATGTGGGATAGGCCCCTTGGGAGGTAATAACTGTCACAGTCAATTCAGATGCACTAAGATGGATCCAGCTGTCTGTCCCGTTCGTGAAGCTGTCATAGATCAGAGGTTCTTGAGGGATTACACAAGTAACAACCAACTCTTCAATGGAGATCCTGTCAATACAAGATGTACATATGATGTGACTAAGATTACTACAGCTTCACAGATCCAAGAGCTCCGCAGGGGGATTCAAGGTAATGCAGAGATTAACAACGTGATCAATAGAGAGATCATGCCTACATTCTGTTCTCTTCCCTCTAACTCATGTCCTAATGGAGGAACTTGTTCCAGATTCACATCAACAGATGAAGAGGGATCTCTCTGTCGTGCTTGGGCTAGTTCTGTCGGACCTCTAGCTGATACTGCTAAGCTTGCATATTGTGCTAATAATCCTAATGCTGAAGAGTGCAAGTGTATCAATAGAGCATCAGATCCGGATTATATCAAGTTAGGTCTCAGATCCCTAGGACAGGATCAATGTTGGTTCCTCCCTTGTAGGAATGCTGAGAGATACTTAGTTCCTTCCAACCTTCAACAACCTGTCCAATGTCCCAATGTATGCCAACAGATCTATGATATTGTTGCTGAGAACTATGGCACTGTTAACTTACAGAACTTACAGAATACCATCAATTGTGACTTCTCAGGGATAAGACCTCCTGTCACTCCAACTAACCCAACAACTCCAACAATACCAACAACACCAGAGGTACCTGTCACTCCAACTAACCCAACAACTCCTTCTACTGGAACTTCTTGGATCATATGGGTTATAGCAGGTATAGTTGTCATCCTAATCATTGTTGTTATAGTCGTTCTCATTAGTACTCAAGGCAAGTAATCTGTGAGATATTGTCATTACTATGTGAGTCATTGCATAACCCCTCAGGGTCTTGTAATGTTATCGTAATTATTACATGTATCGAATCATTGTGGATACAACACATAACTTTATGATCAATCTAATCGTCTTGTGTACATTCATCTGGGGATCTCTTCAATATTATCCAGTTCTCTCATTATCTCGCTCATATAACCATTGCACTTCCCTCTAACATCTCTCATATATTCATCTAATATATCAATGACGCCATATGTTATTATCTCCATACCCTTACCCTCAAGATACTCTGATATAATATCAACTATAACACTAATACGATGATCATAGCCTTGAGTTGTTACATCTCTAATCTCATGACGTACTATGTCAATCAAGTCTTCCAGAGTGAGTAATGATCTATTAATTGCTAGTCTGAGTATTCTAGTAATATGATCAGACCCACATCTCAATACATAACCTCCGATAGATCCTCTCCTCATGATATGAATAACCCTCCCTAGAGCATATTCAGGTATGTCATTGTCTCTCAATATCATCATGAGATCAACAGCTTCCATGGTACCTTGACTGTTCGAAGATATGCTCCATAGTTCAAGTAATGCCTTACCTACTCTGGGGGCCTTCTCCTTGAATGATAAGTTCATGAACCAATACATGTCCAATCTAAGATTAGGACGTAATTGAAGAATAGGCTCCTCGGAGAGATCATGTAGATTACGAACTAGCTCTGGATCATCATTCTGAATGGCAACTCTCATTGCATCATCATGTTCCCACTCCGGTAGTCTATTCAAGTAGAGCTTATCCCAATAACTATCTAATCTTCTCCTCTGATATAGTTCCTCTGGAGTCATGTACTCTCCCAAGGTTGAGATAATGTCAGATGGTATACCTATGAGATCCGTCATTTGCATCATCTAACACACTTAATCATCACATAATCCCTCTGGATCCTGTAATGTAATATTCATCGTAGCTTCTGAATAGATGATATGAGTTCATCTCTGAAGTTCGACCCCAATGTATCGACTTCTGTGAGATAGGTTAATAGAGCTGAGTCTATAGCTCTAACTGCTCGAGGATTAGGTCTATTGTTCCACTTAACTACATCCAGTAACATCTTCAAGATATCTCTGTAGCTCCCAGACAGTGTATCCTGTGATGACCTGATCATCAAGCCTTGAGATATTCGCTACCCGCTAGATTCCTGGTTAATCCCACTATTAATAGATCTCTCGTAGATATACACTAATGAATGAATGAATGAATGAATGAATGAATCCAATCTACATTGTAATATTAACTGGAAGAGCTTACTGAGAGCATTGTTGGATACACGTCTTCTACTCAATCTCCTGATAGAATCAATAACTCTATAGTTGCTTCCAATGTCACTATTGATAGATGTAGTAGACCAAGCATCTAGAAGGGTCTGAGCTACATTGAATGATTCATCTCGAACAGCACATGATACGTACTCCTTCAGATTGATAGCTTCAGGGCCATGGATTGTGACAACGTCAGAAGCTAATCGATTATCATCTGTCTCAATGGCTAAGTCTACGAGATCATTGGGGTTAGAGTTCTGTATTAATTCTAATCCTCCAGCACCCAGAGAGGATCAATACCTCTTCTAGTAGATAGCTCTTGTAAGTTCATATACTCTCTGAGAGTTGAGACAACATCAGGAGGAATACTTGAGAGATTGGGTTGAGACATTTAGCCCTGAACTATTGTATATTGATAGCATTACCCTATGGGGTTATGTAATCACATTATTGATCGATTATTAGATCTACTGACTTACATCCTGCTGACTATATCAGACAATCTCTCCTGATACTCTGTGATTATTCCACTAATCTCGCCATCATAGCTCCCAATTGCCTGTGTAAGTTCATTAATGTTCTCTCCTCTTGTCCTGATCATCTGTGCTAGGGATGCTACTTCACTGATCCAGTTATCTGAGGGTTCTCCCTCTACAGTACTCCTCAATAATTCAATTAAATATTGATTACTTCTCAGACCTCTAGTCATACCTGAGTAAATCAATCTCCAGATATCGGTGACACCGAATGATCGCAGATACAATGATATTCCATTGCTGAATACAGTTAGAACCTTGTCTAGAATAGCATCGCTCAAGGGGACTGTCTTAGGCATAGATCTAACCAAGTCTATGGCCGGATAATCTATAGAATGGTTGAGGATTGGTGTTCTAGCCCATATATCTAAGAGGACTCTACCTGCCTTGAATGATCCGTTAGACTTCGCCAATCTAAGTTGTCTAGGTGTCACAGTATTGATGGATCTGATCAAATCTCTCAAGTATTCAGCATCATCCAATTCGATTGCTGATTGAATCTCCTCGCCTAACTCAGATGATGTCATTGATTCTATCCTCTCCTGATACTCCACATCCCATATTCTATCACTTCCTCTCCTATGGAATAACTCTTGGTTAGTCATATATTCTCCCAGAGTAGATATCACGTCAGATGGAATGGTTCTGAATTGGTTCAAGCTCATAATGTATCCTCAATCTTACAATTTAGACATGGATTAATGTAATAATAACGCTCCATTGATTCGATATTACTGCACAATATGTGGCATATCCCCGAAGGGACATGTAACATCGATGATTCAATCAATGTAGCAACACCTAACAACAGACATAACTATGCTCATCAATATATCTGAGTATTCATTACCATTACATAGATGAATGAATATGAGCTTCCTCTTCTCATCTGTCTCAATGGCATAGCCTCTAGCTCCTGATCTTCTCAAGAATGTCATCACAGCATCCATACACTTGCTACCTTGAGCTATTGCTATTGTTCTTCTCTCAGACAATGCATGACAGGATACAATATCATGTACATTCTCCATCAATGCTCTACCTATAGATGATCTGAGGAGAATAGCTCTAGCATGAGAGCACTTGGCTGCATACTCCATAGCTTCTTCACCCTTGTAATCTTCATTGAACGACTTGATGAAGTCAACAATCTCCACATTAGTTCTGTGTGTCTTATCCGGAAGTCCCAAGATATCATAGTACTTAGCCATGTAACATTGGGATGTACACTTCTTCCTGAATCCATAGACAGTGAGGGGATTGATGTACTTGTCTGTTAGAACCAACACTTCCTGCCATACATCTCTAGACATTGATGAGTTGATCCTAACTCTGAATCCATCCTGCTCATAGATACTCATGGGATAGTCATAGTCAAGTAATCCTAGAAGTGTATCCATACTCTCTTCATCACCACATCTGAATTCAATGTAATCCTCGGATGGATCTCCTTCCATCTGGATGGTCTCTTCAATGTCTGCTTGTCTCATTGCTGATATACCTGAATACATATTCATATACTTCGTTACCACTCCATTCATGTAATCCAATCTAGGCTTATTCAGCTGGTGGATGTTCCATTGAACTCTCAATTCCCTCAACCAATTGAAGTTAGGATCTATCTCCTTGATTCTATCAACAATCTGCTGTGACATGTTTGAGATGATGACGTCATGTGGGAGGAGAGGATAATATATGACCTAATCTATCAGTTAGACATGTCATTGATCAGCGAGTTGGATTGACACCATGTACTTGATTAGAAGTGAGATTGCTTGTTATGTCTGAGAGATGGATGACACATTGTATGGTATGTGTGTGCCAATCCAGAAGGTGATACATCTCTTCCATCCATCAACAGGATCAATAATCCAACACTCCTCTTAGTGATAGCATTCATCTTGCATTATGATCGATCATGTGCGGATCAACCCATGGATAACATCCTTACAGAGGGTTAATTGGATGATTCAATGACTGTCAAGTATAGGTGAGATTAGCATCCAACCATCATGAGAACGGACCGAATCCTCTAGAGTTGAGATCATTGAGATGTAGTGATAATATCATTCAATCTCGAGAGATGATGAATTCATACTATACTCCATAGTCACCGAAGGAGATGACCCTCGCTCATATATTGCACTGATTAGTAATCCAACGCCCTAGATACTAATGACATTAATCCTACGCTCTAGTGGATGATGTGCGAATCACCCCGTGGCCTACTGCCTTGTAGAGGGATTATTGAACATATTCAGTGACTGTACAATACAGTGAGAATTGAACTCAACATCTGATCGAATAGCCCTGGATTCTCTGAGGTTGAGATCGATGGAATACAGTGATAATAACATTGATATTCCTGAGGTGATGAATTCATACTATACCTCGAGTACACTGAAGGAGATAAGCTGATCCACCAATTGCTTCAATTATTGCATCAACTGATCTCATAGTCATTACATTCATTCTACACAATGATCGATCATGTGCTGATTGCCCCGTGGATCCTAGGTCACCAAGGGTGTTGTTGGACAATATCACTCACTGTCTAACATAGCGAGAATTATCATCCTACCAAGCTCTGAATGATCCAATCCCTTCACATCTCAGATCATCATCTCACAGTAACAATCATCTCCACAACTCGAAGGACATTGAATTCATAGTATTCTAACATCAATGCAATTACCTATGTCATCAACAACTAACTCATATCATTCCAATGTTACATCATTCATCATTCAATGATATCACATCTAACTCTCAAGTTCATCAACAACTCTGAGGCTTACACACTCGTTCAGATCATCTCCCAGTACAACAATCTGAGAATGATATAACCCCAACAATGCATAACATGTAGGAGGACAATGAAACAACTCAATCGAGATGGATTCAAGTGTACCAATACTTCCCAATGGACCTGTAGTGAGGAGGACAAGAAGAGCTAATCTGTGGGTATATCTAGCTGCAACATTCATATGGATTGGGATATGCATCTATCTAGAAGCCAAGTTGAATGTATTCGTAGTGTTACCTCCTGTGATCTTCGCCTTGAACTGGTATCTATCACCTATTGAGAATGATAACTTAGAAGCTGAAGCGGAAGGGCAACTGAGTTCTACAGGTCTAATCTCATTCGCTGTTCTAATCACTGCTGTAATGTTCAATTGGAAGAAGGATATTGTTGACAAGAGTCGATTCCTGGAGCCTATGAGCATTGCATTCTTCCTGATGTTGCTGTCTCTAGTTGATATTAGCGTAGATGCTAGATATGCTAAGTACTTGAGACAGTTATCAGGAGCATTCCAGACTATGGCCGTGACCTTGGTTGGTTATGCCTTATATGAGTATTATCGGGCAAGTCCAACCTCAGACCCTGACATATCTAAGGTATCCCTAGGATGAATAAGTATTACTATGAACGCCCCATCCCCTTGGATGGAGTATTCTCTCACATATCAGTATTAGATATCACATTCATATACATCTTCCATTACAGGACTGAATCTAAGTCTTGTCATCCTAATCTTCAGAGCATCCTGGAATATACGTTGACATATCTGTAAGTCTTCATCGTCTTGAATGTGCACAGTAATCTGATCATCGTAAGCTTCAACTCCCTCCAATCCTTGAGACCTAAGATATTGTGCTATCTCTCTTGCTCTCACTGTTCCTTCTAAGCTGTCAATGTATTCATAGGATCCATCATCTTCATCCTCATCTGTTAGCTCATCATCTTCATCCTCATCTGATAGTTCGTCAGGTCTAGGGATCCAAGTGGTATGGATGAATAGATTATGAGGATAGAACGTTACTGCTTCTATAGAATGCTTGAGAACCAGATCATTCAATGCATGAACAGTAGAGGAAGGATCATTAATCTCATCCAGGTTCTGCTTACGTTGCTTCAACCAAGCTATTAGTTCCCCAATCTTCCATGACATCACACCATCTACCGTTGATATTCTGATGATGTCCTTGATGACTTCAATACATTCATCTCTCGATAACGCCTCATTAGTCTCAGGGATGGATGCAATATCAGATTGATCACCTGTGTCGGCATCAGGAACTAATCTCACAGTTCCCTCATTGACATGGGTGTTAGTTCTGGGATATGCTAGCCTCAACATCTGTGTTAGTTCAGATCTCAAGATGTTATCCCCAAGAGGAACTACTAAGTATCTACCATCATGAATTACCGTATAGCCTAGGTCTTCAATTGACTCTGGATTCAATCCAATATTCACTGGGATCTCTAATGCTCTAGTAATCTCAGGAGGTGATTCATCAACACAGTACAATCTCCTTCTAGGGTCTGTTGGTATATGCAATGATCTCTCACTCTCCATGATTCTGTCTTGGTCCTCTCTGGTGAATCCTCCGACTCTGGCCTCTCCATCACCTAGATATCTCATCGATCTGTCACTATCCCACAGAAGGATATCAATACAATATGCATGAGGAATTAGATCTAATAACCTTCTATGCTTCTGATACAATTCATTCTCAGATCTCAATTGTTCCAGGATTAGCTCAGACTGCCAAGGGAAGTTAGGATCTATTGAGTTGATCTCATCATAGATGTAACTGGGAGATAGGTTAGGGTGAATGACACCGAAGCTAGATACCTGAAGTAGTAGCTCCTCAGGTAATACGGACAGATCCTCAGATGACTCACGAATTGTTGTATTGATTGATGACATTGTTGCTTTACATGATAGATCTATTGAAGCATCTAGGCAAGACATCTAGACTAATAGGAATACATAACCTTATGATAGGTCATATATTCTATGATTAATTACATAGGAGCATAGTACTCATGACATAATCTAGCTAAGGTGAAGTCTGTACTGATTGATTCTACAACATTGACAGCATTCTCCACATTGCCTGGAGTGTTGGTTCCCGGAATATTGAATGTTCTCACCCAATACACTTCTGTCCCTGGAAGATCTGCAGTTCTCTGTCTAATTAATGTGCTAGCTCCTCTCTTCTGTAGATAGTCTGTTACTCTGGCTAGATCCCCATTGGTTCTAGTTCTAACATATAGAATAGGAGCTCGATTGGGAGCCCATTGTTGCCCTTCAATGGAGACAATATCATTCTTGAATAGATTAATCATATTCAATGCCAATGTATCTCTGATAGATGAGCATACATCCCTTCTATATCTCAGCCATTGAAGCAGGGAGCCCAGATCATACTTAGGATTGATCCTCAAGATGGCTTGAATGATCTCTTCATCTGATGGTATTCTATTGAAGTATTCACGTAATGATTCTCTGGTTGTTCTCAGGATCTTGTCTGTAAGGTAGTCATACTCTTGAGGGATTGAGGAATAGATGTCTATCTGTGAATTGATTATAGGTCTGATATTGATCATATGCTCAGCTTGATCTAATTGTTGTAGGAGATGATTAGGGACATGAGCTACAACAGTGTTATCTACAGGATTGATGATGTAATCGATATCTAATCTGTCAAGGAATTGAGATATCAATGGTAAGTTACCTTCAATGATTAGAGTGTTGGGGTCTTCCTCGTGAGTTCTAATAGCTCTCATTCCTGGATATCTCCCTGATAGAAGATGATACAATGGATTATCTCTCTTCTCCATCTCTAGGATGAGTTCCTGATACCAAGGGAAGTTAGGATCAATCGAAGATACCACAGATCTAATATACTCAGGATTCAATGATGGAGCTACATTGCCATACTGAGATACTTCCAGAAGTACATCTTGAGGAAGCTGTGAGAATGGTAGATGTGACATTTCATTGAATGTGAGATTATAGAACGTTACAATGTACATCTTAATTCAGATGGATATTGGTTATTGAAGGGAACATTCGTTAGATCATTGAATGACTGATTCATCAGGGATATGATGATTGCTCATGATGATGCTCTGAAGTCGATTAGAGTCTATTATATGATCTAATAATTAATTCAATGTTACTTAGAGCTGATGTATTTATGATGAGACATGATCGATCATGTTCGAATCTCCTCGTGGATCACAGTACATCGGAGGGTTAATTGGATGAATTGATGACTGCCAAGTATAGGTGAGATTAGCATCCAACCATCATGAGAATGGACTGAATCCTCTAGAGTTGAGACCGAAGGGAGACAGTGAGATTAGAATTCAATTCTGCTGGATGATCAATTCATACTATCTCTCATAGTTACTGAAGGAGATGACCCTCGCTCATATATCGGTAGGATAATTAATTCAATGGATTACATACTTGATGCAATAATCCTACCAATGTAAGGATGATGTGCGAATCGGCCCGTGATCCATAGGTCACCAAGGGGGTTATTGGACATATTCAATGACTGTGGAATATAGTGAGAATTGGACTCAACAGCTGATCAGGAAGGATCGATTCTCTCGGGGTTGAGATCATTGAGTTACAGTGAGATTGGCATTGATATTCTTGAGATCATCAATTCTCACTATCTCTCATAGTCACCGAAGGAGATGACCCTCGTTCACATACTAACAGGATAATTACATTAACACACCTCATAGTGATAACATTGATCTTACACATTGATCGATCATGTGCGAATCTCCCTGTGGATACCAGGTCACCAGAGAGGAATTCAGACATATTCAATGACTGTGGAATACAGTGAGAATTGAACCCGACACCTGTTCGAATGGCCTTGAATTCTCCAGGATTGAGATCGGAGGGAGACAGTGAGATTAACATTCAATCATGAAGGATGATCAATTCATACTATGGAGATGTTCCCATATACATCCTCCTGCTTCAGGACAAGCATAGATTGAGCATCTATTACAACGACATAGTTCATTCATGGAGCACTAGAGATCATTGTATATCAATTGAATCATACGAACAATCAAGGCAACATGCTTGTTGAGTAAGTCCATGAATAGCCTATGTAATGTGTAACTACGCTCATATCTGAACATCATTGATCTCTCTACGTATAGATCTCGGTAGTATCCCATAATGTCCCACATCCTCCCCTCTTCAGTATATCACTCTCAGCTAAATCCAATATGTCTCTCATCACAGATCTACCTCAAGATATTCAATTCATCATAGCTGAGTATGGTGGAGTATTGGATTCTCTTGATTCAAGCTATGTAGTGAAGGAATTAACCAACATATACCCTCATGTATGTATACTGAGAGAGATTGAGCTATTGAGGAAGATCCAGAAGATCAAGAGAGTACATCCTAAGCTAATCACACTACACAATGAGGAGGACAGATCGTTACTGACTGATGCTTGCTGTCTACCATCAAGGATGACATTCTCAGGGATATCTAGGGATGAGCTTGAGATTAGAATCTACATTGACTGGGGAGTTGATCCCCCTGCTCTCCTGGAATACGATGAGGAACATAGATCAACTCCATACATATGTGTAGATTGTTCCCCTAGATATAATGGTGAAGAATGGTACATCTCCGCTACTCTGAACAATAGACCGAAGGCCTTCGAGATAGATCCCTGGATTGATCATCTGGTTAATGATAGAGATCTGGCCTGGTATATCATTAATCACAAGGCATTGAACAGCAATATCCAAGACAAGGTAGCATTACACAACAGACCAAGAACTGTGATATCATCTGAGTTGATGGATACATTCAGATCTCTCGGAGGATGTGTAAGTTCATTGTTAGAACATATCAGGGAGAAGGGCAGGGTTGTTGAGTCCATGAGAGATGTTCTTCCAGATTGGTTAATTGATGATATCACTAGAGAGATGATTGCATCAGTTCAGGTATACGGATGTAATCCCATGATCTACCATAGAACTAATTACAAGATAGATCGTCTATTGGACTGGTTGAAGTCTCAGATGTTATATGTTAGATTCCAACCAGTTACACACAAGTCTAGAGATCATCATGTTGTCACAGAAGTAACTATCGAATTACAGAATGAGACAGACAAGCCAAGATTGAAGGAGATATTGAACTCAATAGATAAGCTATGTATGGCAAGTGTGTCTGTCATGGATCTGATATAATCCAGGAAGAGGGATATAGCATCAATGGGTGAAGTTGATGTCATATTATAATGTGGAACTGAGTATATTGTTAATATATCACTGAGGGAGTCAATGGACTATATCTGATAGCACCATCTCTTCAAGGGTTGTGATACATTCATTGGCTCCAGATCTGATTGTAATCTATGTAGCACATTCTTGCTAGATTGAAGTCTCTCATGAATTCATCAATGATATCTCCAAGCCTTCTAGATCTATCCCATGACACAACACTGTAATATGCCAGAGTATCTCGAGGATTGCCAGGTATTGGAGTTAATGTTAACCCTCTCATAGCCATGATCCTGAAGATATCATCTATCTGTTGTCTACTGGATTGAGGATTCACTCCTATTGTTAGACCTATTCTTGTAATCATTGAAGGATTAGATCTATGTCCTGTACTTGCGTGAGCCTCAACAACTCCCAATCTAATGAGGTGATGAATATCTGCATTAGTTCCATCTGAACAAGATTCAGCTCTCAATCTCAACCATTGGAGTAATTCACCTAGATCGTAGTTGGGATATGTCTCAATTAGATAGGCTATCATCTCCAAGTCTGTAGGAGTTCTAGGGAATATACCTGATGTTACAAGATCCTGTGGTGTTATATTAGATATATTACTGGGAGCAACAGACTGATCATCTGATGTGTATAGCCCAGACCTGATATTCTTCAATCTCATAGCTTCATCCAACTCAACTTCAGTATCTACACCGTTGGTTGGAATGAATACTCCCTGTCTCGTGGCTACGCTGTCTATTCCTATGTTGTTAAGATCTTGAGAGACTCTACGATTCAATCCAGATCTAGAGTTGATGAATATACCGAACCTTCTCCTGAATGATCCTATAGATACTTCAGCATTGTTCTCTTGAGCTATCTGAACTACAGGGTGCAAGCTATTCTGAGATCTAAGCTCTTGTAGTCTAATCTCAGAAGCCCAATTGATGTGATGATCAGGTAGTGACAGATTAGATGTGACTCTGCTAATGTATTCAGGAGATAGATCTGGATGAACTTGGCCGAACTCAGACACGCTGAGGAGTGTATCTTGAGGTAATATATTAGTTAATCTATTGATTGTGGACATTTCCTTGAGATCTTGTATGATATGAGCGATGAAGTTCACACTATACTAACAGATTGCGTGATGTATGATGTTAGTCTGAGAGTAAACACTGCCATGAGTCTAACCTTCTCGGATATACCTAGAGATGTTGTATCTGAACTAGGGCAATATATGAGTACATATGAATTGATGAGGAGAAGTAGCATAGATCCCCGATGGGATGATGAACTGACACAGAGATCTGAAGTTGATATCTTGGATGATCTCAGAAGAGCAATACAAGAGGGAGACATTGACTTAGTAGGAGATATATTGGATGCTGTAGATGATCCCATGAGGTATGATCTATTGATTGCCTCTCTGAATGAATCTGGTACCCTTGGCAACACAGAACTTACATCATATCTCCTGGAGAGGTGGATTAGATCTCAACCAGAAGACGTTCCTGAGATTGTTCTAGATATTGCGTTAACTTCTGGAAGATATGACCTTCTACGAGCTATCATGAATGTTCTAGATTATGGATTACTCACTGAATACATCAATGACTATGGAGAGATGAAGATGAGAGCTCTGTTGTCATTAGCTATTGATTATGGTATTGTTGGATTAGACTCATTGATTGAATACATGAAGAGATCTGTAGATGATGTTACATCTGTGAGATATCTAGCTAATGTCCTATTCTTCTACTCATTCCTTCAGAAGTATGATCAAGGTTATGGGCTGTATCAATCAATCCGTAGACTACAATATCAGTATATTCTGGAAGGATCCAGGGTTGTTGATAGACATCGTGACAGGATTATGAGCTCAATCTATGATATTATTAGAAGTCTGTAGAGTTAATGAATTAGAGAGATAGCATCATAGATTGAATGATGTGATCTGTGGATGTTGTAATATATGAACTGAATCACGGGGGTAGTGGATCTATTGCGTTGTTATGTCAACATATGTAATAGATTAGAGATAGCACCATGAATTGAATGGTGTAATCTATTACTTGAGTGGATCGATTACCTTTGTACACAGTAAAATCATGAATCTTCCAGATCTCTCAGGTATATCAAGAGATGTTATCTCCAACTTAGGGCAATATATGAACCAATATGAGTTAAGGAACAGAAGGGGAACTGACCCTCTATGGGATAGATTAATTGTTCCATTAGAGCAGTCAGATGTTAACTCAGATATTAGAAGAGCTATTCAGGAGAGGGATAATGTAACATTGAATGAGATTATTGGCACATTAGATCCATCCAATGAATCAATGAACATGTTCTTTCGTAATTGGATAAGAGTGGCCAATCAGCCCAACCCTGCATTATATCCAATATTACGTGCTTGGGGCAATCATGAGGGATCTAGACTCACAAGCGATATTACCGAAGCTATAATGACTTCTGCAGCTCCTGATAGTGCTGTCTATAAGCTTCTGAGACTATCACCTAAGTTCTCTGATGTTACGAGATTGATCAGGGATTATGGAGAGAAGGCAGTGTTTAGAACATTGAATTGGGCTCGAGCAATTGGGTTAGCAGACGATAACTATATAGCACAGTTATTAGCTATAGCTGTTACCGAGACTAACTCCGCAACATATCTCAGAGATATTGAGTTCTTCAATGACTTGCTTAGACGTCACCTCGATATTCCAGGGTTAGATCAAGCGATAGATAGACTAGCCGAATCGTATCGGGGCAATAGGTCTAATCTGTATGATAATATTAGGAATGTTGTTAATCTCATTGGACAATATGCCAACATCAGTGTAACTCTAGGTTAATTGAATAATATCATTACATCTTCTCCGGGGGAGATGCCATGAACTCATATGTACTGTAGAAGATTGATACATTCACCGCTGTGTAGGAGGATAGGCACCCCCCACAGAAATGGCCTCATCATCTCCTCAGATGACATCATTGATTGATTCCATTCCTCAAGAATTGTTGTTCAATGTTAGTACCTATGGCATACCTCCTCCATCACTAAGCCCTCATTACATATATCGAGAAGTGAACAACCTTAACACTAGATCATCTAACTTCCCTTGGTGCTCTGAATGGTTACTTCATCATCTCAGGAAGACAGATCCATTCTATCTGAAGTATCACAAGCTCATTGAATTGTTAGATAGTAACAGAGTTCCAGTTGTATGTAATAGACCCAGGAACCGGAGAGGAATCACCTTCTCAAGCTACAGACTGAGTTACTTGAGAGATACCATATTACAGTTATGCCCCGAAGCGAGACACATAGATGGAACATTCATTATCCCTGAAGATCGATACAACGATAGTGATGTTCTCAATTGTCTGTTCTTATTGAATCCTAAGACCTAATCCATTGAGATACAATCATAGAATTCACCCTGAGAGGAGACAGCTAATCAACGGAGGGGAAGCGCCAGAGGATCGTGACTATCCCTGTCTAGCTCATAGCATAACTCCAGAGGGACTACATCTCAAGTATCCTAGCATATTCCCTAGAGTGCCTACTGAGATTGATATCATTCAGTCATTGATCCTTCAAGGAGACTATAACTTGGGTGAGCTACTGCAATGGTTATCTATTAGGTCCAGAGTGTTATCATTGCTTCAACAGAGGAAGAGAGGACAGGTTGATAGCTTGAAGATAGATGGGACATGTATTAGATTATATGAGCTCGTCCGTGATGGCGTTATTACCTTCATTCATAGACATGTAATCTATATGGACAGTAAGGATAGAAGGATATACAAGTTATTGTTAGGACTGAGAACCGAGGTGAATGTCAGAGAGACAGACTATGGAATAGTGCTAACTCCCAAGCGAGGCAATGATATGCATATCGATAGAAGACTAATGAGAGCTTATGGTATTGTTAGGATGTGTATGGTCTACTATAGTACAGATCTGGAGAATAAGGCCAGATTAGTATAAGCTTGCGATAATAGTTACTAGATGAACATGTAGAATGACACCATTACATTGATGATGCTATTCAATTGGGCTTACATACCTTGAGTGATATTGATTGATGGATGATGTCTGACAGTGATTAGTCTGATGGCAATGAACTCATCAACTATACTCTTGCATATCTCATAGTCTCCTTCGGATATATCTACAGATACTAGAATGCTGGAGGTTGTTATATCTGCTAGTCCTAGATATCTCAGGTATTGTTCTAACTCAACAGATCTAGGATTGGGATCTTCTCTCATGTGTATTGTGAGATCATACTCTGTTAGTTCCATAGATACAATGTTAAGCTTCTGTGTTAGTTCATATAGTCTAGAATCTTGTAATCTCTCAATGGTATCAGATCTAAGTCTCAACCATTGAAGCAGTTCACCTAGATTGTATTGTGGATTGATCTGTAATATCTCTCTGTTGGCATCAACACTATCCATATCACCATCACGTTCTGTTGAATTCAACATCATCGGATGGTTCACTTCCCCATGGATACCTCCACAATGAATTAGCCTGGGCACATGGATGGATTATTGTCCGAGTCCAGAATTGTTCTAGGATAGATGAGATATCTAGCTGCATGGATATCATTGCATGTGATATTATCTCCTATAGGTATCACGATGTATTGAGAATCAACTATCACTTCATACCCCAGAGACTTGATCCGATCAATGAAGTGTGAATATGACGATGATATCTCCAGAGCTCTGTGAATGGATAGGTCTTCATGGAATGAATCATAGAATCTATCACATGTACCTCTCAGGGATATACTGGGATATTCCGCCTGATATATTGGAGGCTCATCTAGCACATCCTGTCTATTCCTTGAATGAGTGTATCTATTCCATAGAACATTGAGCTTATGATCCCACAACAATACATCTATCTTGTATGATCTGGGAATGAGCTTCAGGAGATTACCGTGAACTTGATAGGTTGTATCTCGCAGGATTAGCTTCTGTAGTGTTAGCTCTGATTGCCATAGTAAGTTAGCATTGATGTTAGATTCATGAGCTAATGATTGTATATATTGAGAGATGTATTCAGGAGATAGATCATGGTGAACCTGACCGAAGCTGGATATCTCGGACAATAATTCTTGAGGAATGAGTATACGCTGAGGACTCTGAGGCACGTCTGGAGAAGGACAATATCACCATCTAGAGTGATATGGTCTATAGTCACTTACATAACTGCCTTGAATGGCAACAAGCAGAATCCAACAGTTATTGCTGAATTATAGATAGCACCTAGAGTTCTCACACCAGGTCCTCTCCCTACAACAATGACTCTGTTATCTTCCTCACGAGGGGATAGTCCTAATCTTGTCAAGTATGATATCACATCTTGAACATTACCTTGTCTGGACATATTGAATACTATAGTACTACCTGTAACGCTTAGAGACACTAGTCCTGAATATCTGGCTAACTGATACATATCTGTAGCTCTGATATTGGAACAGATGTTCGCTCTAGCATTCAACCAAGCCATCAATCCTCCAAGATCATATTCGGGGTTCAATTGAAGTATTCCTGTTACAATGTCTGAGTTGGTTAAGGGGTCTGTGTGTTGGAGAGGGATAGTCTCAGGAGATGCTGTCCCAATTAACCAAGGATAGTCTAATTCCACAGGAACATCGACATAATCTCCAGAGAATCTATCATACTTAGCTGATCTCTGATACTTGAATTCAACATAGCCTGTCCTTCTAGTGTCTGTTCTGGGATTAACTAGATACATTGCCCTCTTCAACTGATCAGGAGAGACATCAGCACCAATAACTATAGTCAACCAACCATAATCCATAATCCATGCTTGCCCTATTCTGTCCAATTGCTGTGTGAGCATGGAAGTAACACTCTTCCCGGGAATCTGGATAGCTCTGATCTCTCTGGGATCCGTGTCTGCTCTCACTAGGGATACTTCCCTGATCTCCTTCACTATCTGATCCCTGGAGTCGTCAGAACTAGAATGAATATCTATTGTTATTCTGTTCACTTCACCTTCAGGTCTCCCTGTGGAAGGATCTACAATCACAGTTCTAATTACACTCGTATCTAACAGTTCATGAGTTAGAACAGCAAGGACATTCTTCAGTCTCTGATACACTCCATCGTTAGCCCTGAGGTATTCAAGCATGTACTCAGAAGACCAGTTGAACTCACGATCTACATTATTCACTTCTGACAGGATATACTCTGCTTCTAATCCTGGAGCTACTTGTCCGAATTGAGACACATTATACAGTAACTCTTGAGGGAAGTTCATTTCAGAGAAGGTGACATTATTGGAAGAGGTCCAACCGCCAGACGATATATCATAGAATTCTATGATACTTCGCGCACTTACATGGAACAATCCATCGTCTTAGGTATAGCCTATATTATTAACTGTATCCTTGTAATCCAGGAGACACATCTCAATTAATCTAGACTGTTGCCTGATACTATCAATAATTGATTGATCTAACCCATCAGACTGGAGGACTGCTCCCATTGCACGTTCCCCAAGGGATACACCTATGCTATTCATATAATCAACTATAGGCTGATTGTTGATACCCTCTGTAATGATAACGATATCACTGAAGGAGCCTCCACTGGTGGATATTGTTATTACTTGACTATCCTCTATAGCTTGTTGTAGTAATGCAATGGGACTTCTAGAGATTAATGAACATACATCCTCTCTAACTTCAATCCAACTCAGTAGGGAGCCCAGATTGTATTGAGGATTCAGTGTTAGAGTTAATCTAATTAGATCAATATCACTAAGCTCTCTTCCTTCATACCCTGGGATGTTAGATCTTGAAGCTGAGCCTACGATCCATGGATAATCTGAGTAATCAGGAGTTCTCGTATTCCTTGAATATACGAAGTCACTCCTAGATCTTGGTATTATGTTACTTCTAGGTCTTGTGAGATATAGGACTCTATTGAGGTCATCTCTAGTTATCTGAGGGCCTACAGGTATAACAATCCATTGATCATCCATATAATGATTAATTCCTTCAATATCTCTATGATCAACAACCCCTCTGGGTACTTGGATAGCCCTCATTGTTCTGGGATCTGTTGTTAACCTCACATCTAACATATCACTCCTTAAGTGCTTCAGCTCATTGCCATCGAATACTGGGATAGTTCCTGAGATCAACCTGTTCCTCTTGGGTTGATTAGTCTGTTCATCCCAGACAACCAAGTTAACTCCAGGTTCATCAACGAACTTGGTGATAGCTTCTAGGATATGCTTCAATCTATTATATAATGGGTCTCTTCTTCTGAGATATTCAATCATCAACTCACTAGCCCAGTTGATAGGTCTACCTGTGCCTCTTGTAGCGTTATTCACTTCAGTCAATATATACTCAGGTGTAAGTCCTGGAAGAACTTGACCATATCTTGAGATGCTGAATATAATGTCCTCTGGGATAACACTCATCTTTATGATACGAGACCAATAATAGCACCATCTCCTGCGGTTGCTGAAGGATATGAGCTGATCCACCTAATGTGTTAGTAATTGAATCAATAGATACCACAGTGAGTTCAATGATCTTACATAATGATCGATCATGTGAGGATCTCCCCGTGGATAGCAGCCTTACGGAGCGTAATTCAGACATATTCAGTGACCGTGGAATATAGTGAGAATTGCCATCCAACCAAGTTCGGAATGAAGAGAATTCCCTGGGGTTGAGGTCAACAACTATCAGTCATATTAGCATTAACATTACGGAGGTGATTAATTCTCACTGTGTTGCACTATGATCGAAGGAGATGAGCTGATCCACCTAATGTGTTAGTGATTGATTCAATATTCCAGACAGTGAGAGCATTAATCCTACATAATGATCGATCATGTGAGGATCAACCCGTGGATGATACCCTTACAGAGGCTAATTCAGACATATTCAGTGACTGTGAGAGACAGTCAGAATTGGACTCAACACCTCATGGGGAAGGACTGAATTCTCCGAGGGTTGAGATCATGAAGTATTGTGGGATTAGCATCGCACTATCCAATCATAATTAATCTCATATCTCTGACAGTGAGGGCATTCATTCTGTGTAACCAACATCTGTGAGTGTCGCGTGACTGTGTAATCAACTGATGTCTATAACCAACATTACACGACTAAGTGGGTAATATCAGATAGTATCACCCCTTCGGTGACATAATCTACTCTGTATCTGATCGAGTATGATATGAATATGATCAGATGACATGTGCAATCAATGCACATGCTATCTCATTAATACATTAGAGTGGCCTATCCCATCTATATCTAGGGAGATATTGCATCAAGCACATTCTAGAACCTAGGAAGTCATCAACCAGGGAGTTCAACTGATTAACCCTGTCAGTGTCTCTGTAGCGTGTTGAGATAGATACCTCTAATGCAGGGTTAACTAATCCAGGCTCAGCTTGGAATCCTATACTATTAATGTAATCCATGAATGCACGACGTTGTGATTGAGCTCTAAGGTAGAAGATCAATGACGTAATACCTCTCGTATTGTTCACTTGTATAGCTTGTAATACTCCCTGTGTTATTAATTCATAGATATTGGTGGATGAGACCCTGGAGCATACTTCATCTCTGGCTCTCAACCAATTCAGTAGATCGCCCAGATCGTATCTTGGATTCAATCTTAGGATAGCTCTCACAATCTCTAAGTCTGAAGGAACATATATAGATGTAGGTCTCAATCCTGTCTGTCTAGGGAACCATCGAGGGAATGCTTGAGGTAGACTAACTCTGTTGATAGTAGCTAATAACCAAGGATAATCATGTCTCGTGTCTATCCCAGGGCTCTTCCTTGTGGTCATTGAGTAATACTGATCATAGTAATAGCCCCTATTCTCAGGCTTATCTGTCGTTGTTCTGGGATGGGCTAGATAGGCAGCGTTCAGTATCTGTTCCTGTGAGCCGAATAGATTAGTAACTGTAACAGGGATCGTAATCTCACGATACTCAGTTGAAGGCATAGTGCCATACGTTGTTATAACTCTTGTTGGTACATTAACTCTATCAGATGCTTCCAATATTCTACCAATCTGTCGATCTGTTAATGCATTGGCGTTGATTGTTAACTCATCCATGACCAATCTAACATTATTCAGAGATTCGGGTGGTATCTCCTTCAAGATAGAACCTATCTGTCTATACAATGAATCTGTAGCTCTCAAGTATTCCAATGTGAATTCCTTAGCCCAATCGAATAGTCTGCCTTGTGATAACAACCTGCCTCTCTGAAGTAGATTCACTTCTCTCAATATGTACTCAGCTGTTAATCCTGGGGTGACTTGACCGAATTGAGATACATTGAATAGTAGCTCTTCAGGTAGATCAGAGATTGTATATAATTCATTCAATACACTCATAATCACAATATTTATGCAACATGGATATAACTGAGATAGCATCATCTTGTGTGATGGTGTCATCCATATAAGTTCGTGGATCCTACCCATAAGTTCTAGGGAAGAGTGGGGAGATAGCTTGTAGTACACATTCTCACAGCTATGAATTCATCAGTTAGCCTCTCAGCTATCTCATACCCCTGTTGATCTATAGCATTACGGACAGTGATTCTAATTGTATCACCATCAACCCTGATTGAGTTAGGTCTTACTCCTCTAGCTCCCAGATCTGTGATGATCCTCAACACTTCCCCGGCATTCTCGGGATTATCAACTATAACAGTGAAGTCGGAGTAGCTTCCGAAGGGGAGATGCACTATCCCTACAGTATTGACACCATACCGTGCGACTAGCTCATTCATTACACCAAGAGATCCACCTTCTTCGATAGATTGTCTGATTCTATTACATACTTCTCTTCTAGCTCTCAACCATTGAAGCAGATCCCCTAGATCATACTCTGGATTCAATCTGAGAACACCTTCAATAATCTCCTTGTCAGTTAATACATCTCTGGTATTCCTTCTAGATCTTGTTCTGAACTGTGCTCTCTTGAAGATCTCAGGGAATAGAATAGGAAGCATACGCCTATTGGTAGTAGCTAATAACCAAGGATAATCATATCTAACATCAATATCAACGTATCTAGGCTCTTCTTCCTCTTCATCACTATCTTCCGGAGACGTATAGTCTGGATTATTCATTCTATCTCTTGTTACAATCAGAGTAGGAGGACCATAGCCATTATGAACTAACGATGTCCTGGGATGAGCGAGGTATAGAGCTCTAGATAGATCGTCCTTAGTATAGCTATCCTCCAAGGGAATATCAATGATATCATACTGTACGGTGTCTCCTCCATGCATAACTATAGTCTCCTTATCCATGTAAGCTTCAGGGATATTGGTCAAGATCCTGTTAATTGTAGACTCGCTCAATGTTGAAGCAGATATTCTCAAGTCATCCCCAACCCTCCCTCCAATGTACACATCCCCGATATTATTCAATGGGATCAACCTGAGAATATCACCTATCTCCTGGTATAGTTCATCATTATCTCTCAAGTACTCCAAGATGAATTCTCTCTCCCAGGGGAATGACTGTCCTGAGGGAAGTAATGAATTCACCTCTTGAAGGATATAATCAGATGTTAGTCTAGGTGGTACTCTACCATACTCTGAGATATTGAGGAGTAACTCTTGAGGTAGCTCAGGATATAATGAATTAATGAATGACATACCTTGGAGATTTCAAGCATGCCACAGTGAATGTAGTAGCAGGATTGATCTAATCATACAATGTTCAATGACACCACCGTATTGGGTGTTGCCATCACTCTAATATACTCCCGTTGAGTTAATATCCCTTCTCATTGAATGTAGGAAGATAGTTTAGTATGCACACTCTATTAGCTAGGAATCGATTAAGTAAGTCCTGAACTACATCATATTCATTAAGATCACGTCTAGTATCTCCGGAGATAACGATAGCAGGATTAGTACCTACATTGAATTCCCTATAGTTAATACCTGAGTTATCCAAGAATGTACGAACTCGATAAGATCTATTCCTGTGGTCCAGAGGTATCTCAATCTCATAGACATCTCTGCCTCCTATCCGTGTATCTCTTACTCCCATTGTTGTGAGATCTCCCCTTCTCATTAGTTCATACATGTCTGTACCTATCACTTGAGAGCATATTCTTCTCTTCATCTGTAACCAACTGAGTAGATCTCCTAGATCATAACCAGGACTGATTCTGAGTATAGCTTGGACGATCCCGGAGTCTGTAGGTAATCTATTCTGTGTGGCAGCATCAGGGAAGTACTGGGGCATAGCTCTCATTAATATCTGCTTGTTGGCCTTATTCAATATCTCTGGATAGTTCTGCTTCCTATTCATCTGGATGTTGGTTGTATACTCATATACTCCTCTGGAAGTCATTCTGTTGTATGGATCCATGGTAGTTCTAGGATTAGCAAGATACAATGCCGCATTAACTCTATTCAAGTCAGTCTGATCAGGGAGAGGAATCTCAATCACAGATGTTCTATCAGTTGATGGTCTATCATTGATGAGTGTCACACTCTGTCCCAATTCCTCAGCGATACGCTTGTAATTCTCAATCTCTTCATCTGTCAGATTGATAGTTGATAGAACAAGACCGGAAGTATCAGAGACAATTCCAGGAGGAATCTCTTGATATGTTAGACCTGGAATTGTCTCTAGTAACACATCCACAACAGATCTACCGTCGTTAGTAGCGATAGTCGAGAACCCTGGGCGCTGTGTGATAATCATCACTTCATCAATCTCAAGATCTGGTGTACCTGAGATATATGCAATCTGCTTAGGAGTTAGTCCATAGATGGGCACAGATAGAACAATACCTCTCAATGTGGAATACGCTCTCAATTCAGGATACTTACTCTTGGGAATTCTATTGAGAATAGGAAGTAATTGTTGATATACTCCATCATTAGCTCTATAGAACTCAAGCAAGAACTCTCCAGACCAATCGAAGTTAGGATCTATGTTGCGAACTGATTGCTCAATGTATCCAGGATCTAATCCTGGGGTAATCTGACCATAGGTTGATATGTTATATAGTAACTCTTGAGGTATATAAGCTCTAGACATCTTTATGAGTCCTGATGTTAATATATGAGTGAGTATATAGCACATCCTCTGATCATTGGAAGATTGAATGACATCATCACCACAGATGAAGCCATTGTGTAACTATTATTTTGTGTCATTGAATGTAGGTAAGTAGTTCATGAGACAAGTCCTAACAAGTAAGAACTCCATCACTAGTCCTCTAAGTCTTGCAGCGCCTTCTGGATCTCCCTCTGGATCTGCAACTAGATCGATGCCTTGATGCATATATAGCACCCTATGGATCAGATCATCATACCCCAGTCTGTCTAGCAGCTCCAAGATAGCCTCTTCTTGTTGCTCATTATAAGTGTACATGAATACCTCACAGCGATAATCATTATCTATATTGCTTATAGTAGTCAATGTTGAGTTCTTCATTAACTCATAGAGAGGAGAGTTCCTAACATCAGGACAGATTGCCCTTCTCATCTGTAACCATTGCAACAATGCTCCAAGATCATATGCTGGATTCAATTGAAGTATTGCTTGAATCACTTCAGAATCTGTAGGTAATCTACCTTGCCTAACAGCTCTAGGGAAGTAATTAGGAGCAGTAGTTAACAATAGATCCTTGCTAGCCCCATTCAGCAATCTAGGATAGTTCCTCTCTCCATCTGGTTGAATATTGATAGTATATGTATATGTCTCTCCGTTGAATGAACCATTGTATCTACTTGGTGTAACTCTAGGACTGAGAAGATATAACGCAGCATTGACCCTATTCAAGTCAATCTGACCTTCTAGAGGTACATAGACAACTAAGTTCTTACTCGTTGAAGGAGTTGGCCTATTGTTAATTACTTCAGCATAGTGATTCAGATTAGAGACAATGTTCCTGTACCTATCAATGTCTTCGTCAGATATACCAACGGTAGATAATACCAGAGAAGGTCCATCAAGATAAGTTCCTGTGACTATGTTCTCCTCTACCAATCCTGGAACCTGTTGTAATATCATATCCCTGAAGCTTCTCCCGTCATATGTTGCAGATGGGAATCCCGGGCGCTGCTTGATAATCATTACTTCATTCATACCTATGTCAGGTTCTCTTGCTATATCTCTGATCTGTCTAGATGACAATCCATAGATAGGCACAGATATCTCAATACCATCAGATGTAGTGTAAGCTCTCAATTCAGGATACTTAGCCTCAGGGACTCTGTTCAATGCTCGTAACAGCTCATGGTATACTTCATCATTAGCTCTGTAGAACTCAAGCAAGAACTCTCCAGACCAATCGAAGTTAGGATCTATGTTGCGAACTGATTGCTCAATGTATTCAGGAGTTAACCCAGGAACAGTTCTACCATAAGTTGATATATTGTATAATAACTCTTGAGGTATATAAGTACGTGACATCTTTATGCATACTGGAGCTAATGTTAGAGTGGATATCTGGCATGTTGAATGCAATCAGAATATTCATGTGACATTCGATGGCTTCATCTTCCATAGATGATGTAATCCCTCGATTAATCCATATTATGCCACTCTATCTATAGTATCTAGAGACGTACCTTAGGCATACATTGAATGGCATCATCCCTCCAACAGATGATGTAATTCTTACAGACCCAACTTATCTAATACACTTCAGGTAGATAATACTTAGAGACCATTCTCACAGATATGAACTCTCTCATCAATCTGTTCATTACCTTCAGAGCTTCAGTATTATCCTCTACATTAGCCATTAATTGAACTGATACCATTGATTGATTCAACTGAATATCCTTGACGTTCTCGCACAATGATCTAACATACTTAGTTACTTCATCTATCTTGTATTGATCTGATCCTGTAACAAGCATGACACAATTATATGATAGGAGTACACCCTTAATCATTCCAGACATGGCTAGATTGAACATGTCAGATGATACCACCTTCTCATACACTTGTCTTCTCAATTCTAGCCAGCTTAGTAATTCTTGAGGATCATAGTTAGGATCATTCAACAGAATCTCCCTCACAATGCTGACATCAGAGACATCATCCTTGAATAGATGAGGGTATAACCATTGAAGACGTCCGTTAGTACATGTGTTAGTAATGTAAGCATAGTTCACAGGGGATCTATCACTATCCACAGATAACATAACTCTTGTTGTATTCTCAAGATTAGCTCTGGGATGAGCCAGATAGATAGCTCCTTGGATATTATCACCGAAGGAAGTTATTACAGGAACATGCAGGTATCCATTGATACTATAGGATCTTGTCTCAATCTCACGAGCAATAGATGTAACAATCTGAGATACATCAGAGGTTAGATCGTTCAATGGAATAATGATCTCCTTGTTATATCCGAGAGACTTGACTTGATCTCTATCATTGAGTGTAATAACCCTGATATTATACACAACACTGGAAGGGATTGACTTCAGTAGGTGCTTGAATCTGCGATAGATAATATCTAATCCTCTCCATCTCTCTAACATGAACTCCTTACACCATGGGAAGTTAGGATCAAGTTCTGATACTTGTCTAACAATACTCTCTGCTCTCAATTGAATGTCTGATGTCATTGTGATCTCTGTGCTTATTCCTGTAATATTGTGATATAGCGCGCAATTACTAGATATGTCTATAATATGATATTATATTTAGATGGAGTTCTAAGTATCAGAGGCCTTCGAGGCAATCTTGAGGATGTTGTAGAGGGTCTACACAATCTGAATGAACTAGTTAATCCGTGGGATGATATAATGGCATTACCGAGATGGTGATGTAATTATTCTTCTAATACTCTAGAATGCTTTATAATGTGTTGTCACTACAGAGACAATAGGTGATATCAGTTCAGTCTCAAGTGATAGATCTAACAATACAAGTGTATGGATATCATAGATCAACTATAGATTATGTTACTTCATCGATCCTGCCATATCTCCCATAGATCAATATGACCTTCGATAGTATAATAGCGTAGATTATATATCCTCCCTATACACTTCATTCATATTAGGGGTATAGTTGATATTACACATTCTAACACTCAACCAATCGGAGATAATTGATCTAATAATGTCATACTCAGCCGCGTTACGAGAAGTCCTTCGGGAGGTGTTATCATCTCTTGATATAGTAATCTGTGTCACACTGGAGTTGTTATTGATTGTATATTCAAGTTCCAATCTCCTCAGATATTCCTCAATGATCCCAGCTTCATCCTTATGGACATAGATCGTGAGAATATATTCAGAGTATAATAGGTAGTTATCATCGAAGGTCATCTTGACGATAGAAGACAGGACATCCAATCCATTATCATGAACATAATCACATACTTGAACCCTATGCTCTAACCAATCAAGAAGAGATCCTATGTCATACTCTGGATTAATCTTCAATATAGCTTGAATGATCTCCTCATCTGTTGGTACACCGTCGAAGAATTGAGGGAACTTAGCAGGAAGATCTTGAGGTGTTGTATAGTTCACACCCCTAGTATATGTATTGGTTAGGGTTGCGATCCTATCAGGGAGGTATTGATAGTTAAGATGAGTACCATCTCCAATGTATGTACTAGATCTAGGATGAGCTAGATACATTGCTGGTTGAAGATCAATTCCATACATCTCAATATCCATAGGAACTCGAATAGATGAGTCATAACCCCTGTAGGATCTTGGATCTAACTCTGTGGATGAATCCATTACTCTTGTCTGCTCTAGCTCTGTCATTGATTGTGTCCGTATTGATAGAACCATATTATCTCCAGGGTAACCTCTAATCATCCCTACAGTGTGGAGAGCTCTTCGAGGTATAGACTCTATAACATTCCCTAATAACTGATATACTCCGTCGTTAGCTCTATAATATTCAAGCATTAACTCTCCAGCCCAATTGAAGTTAGGATCTAAGTTGGCTACTTCTCTCTGAATGTATTGAGGAGTAACATTGAACACTTGACCGTACTCTGATATATTGAATCTCAACTCCTCAGGTAATATCATAGAAGTGGACATGATTTCATAAAGGGATTGAATGCACTACCCATCTCAGTGAACATACTAAATCAATTGAATAGCATCATCTGAGGCGATGATGTCATTCTAGTGTTCTATCCCCCAATGTAATCGGGAGAGTAGTTTAATAGGCACATTCTCACTGTCATGAATGAGTTGATAATAGATTGAAGAACAAGTATTCCCTCTGGATCATCTCGTGGTACATCTACGGTGGCTGATCTAACAACTTCAAGAGGATTCATGTCAGGAGAGAACCCCATCGAACTAAGATAGAGAGCTATCTCTCTCCTCTGAGATGATCTTGCTACCATCATTGACAACCTTAGAGCTGTAGAATATCTCGATACTTCAATCTCTTGAATTATTCCTTGAGTTACTAGTCTATACATATCAGGATGTGACTCTTGAACAGAATGACATATCTCCAGTCTAGCTCTCAACCAATTCAACAGATCTCCCAGATTGTACTTAGGGTTAACTCTCAAGATAGCCCTGATAATCTCAATGTCTGAGGGAATGTAGACTGAGGAGCGATACACTCTGGGAGGTTGAGGGAACCAACGAGGGAATGCTCTAGCAAGTCCTAACTTATCCATAGTCGCTATGAGCCATGGATAATTCCTTCTAACGTCCCCAGGATCGCTAGACTTAACCATAGAATATCTCCCTCGTATTCTAGACGCATCGAGAGACGTTCTAGGATTAGCCAGATATAACAGATTACGTATCTGCAATTCATCATCAGAGCTATCTATGGGTTCCTTCATTGGGATACTTAGGGAATATAGAGATCTGTCAGTGGAGATGTCCTTGAGTCTTTCCATTCTCACACTAGGATCAACAGATCTAGAGATATGATCAGCTTCAGAGACACTCAAGCCTTCAATCTCTACAACCAATGTATTATTGTGTGGGAATGCCTGTAATATTCTGTCAATGGGTATTATTCTAAGAACATCTCCAACATTCCTATACAATCTATCCGTCGCTCTCAAGTATTCCAGAGTGAATTCCTTCGCCCATTCCACAGGTCTATGAGATACTCTATTCACTTCACGAAGGATATACTCAGGTGTTAATCCTGGAGGGACTTGACCGTAAGTTGATACCGTGAATAATAGCTCCTCTGGGAGTACATCCAGCAATTGGTTCATATCTTTATGACAATAACTGTAGAATGATACAATTCGATCAAACCACCATCGATATATCTAATTACATCATCAACTGGGGGATGGTGTCATTACTTCAATAACTTATAGGATTGGATGTTGCAGATAGCATGATCTACACATTAGATATTCATTGAATAGCTCCTTCAATTGCGAGTTAGTTCCAACAACATCGAGACATGGAACCTTCTCAGGCTTATCAGAAGATAATACTTCATGATAGTAGCTGAATGGTCTCTCCCTCTTCAATCTAGACTCGTATCCAATGGACTTCAGGAACTCCTGAGCTGAGTCTATATTCTTAGATCTACATGTCATTGAACCATCATTATTCAGAACGAGACCTGTCATTACATCAGCTTCAATCCCCGAACAGATCTGCTTCAGTCTATCACTCTGTTGAATAGACGATCTAACACTCATTCTCATCTTCAACCATTCCATGAGATCCGCTACAGAGTAGTTGGTATTGATAGTCTTGAGTTCCTGAAGAATCTGAACATTGTCTGGATCCTCTGGGAATATATCTGGTGTCATCATTCTAAGCCTCTGTGGAGTCATAATATATACAAGGTATGGATAGTCCTGCTTGATTGGAACATTGATCAATTCATATCCTCTGAACCTCTGAGAGTTCATAACCATCTCCTGTCTATGCTGATGGAGTTGACACGTTCTATCAATTCCGGGTTGTAGATGAGATAGCCTATCCATCGATAGATAGAATGAATTGAACACATCCTTGTTCTTGCAGCTTGAAGGTACATCAATGTAGGCAATATCAGAGGAAGGACGAAGGGAGTGAGTGTCTATAGCTCTAATGTACTTGTGGGATCTTGAATATACCCTGATTCTTCTCTGATGACCTATATCCAATGCATCTGTAATCGGAGAAGAGATACCGGATCTATTCTTCTGAACTAACATAGATCCGGGGACTAAGTCATTGTAATCGCAATCCTGGGCTATCGAAGTCAATACATGCTTGTTCTCCCTGTAGATTAGATCCTTACCCCTCAAGTATTCCAAGATGAACTCGGAAGACCAATTGAAGTTAGGATCCAATCTATTAACGTCTTCAATCAATGTATCGATATTAACTTGAGCGATGGTGGTGTTCATTCTCCCTATGTGTTGTGATTTGAGGAGAGACAGCCATCCCGAAGAGTGCAACATAGAGTGGATGTATTACTTCATTGAGTATATCACCTATAGCTCGATAGGTCTCATATTGTGTTATCATAGTAACCTGGGGAGTGTGATGATTCGAGATGTAGCGTTAGATCCATTAATTCAACGTCTTGAACAGCTGATACCATCCATCCTGTCGATGTGAGAATGATGTTCGAATCTCCCCGTGATCTACTACCTTGTAGAGGGTTATTCAGACATATTCAGTGTACTTGAAGTATGGTACAGATTGAGATCCAACCAAGGTGGCAATGAGTCAGTTCTCCGGAGGTTGGAGATCATTGAACTTAGTATGAATTAGACCTGATTCTGAGGGATGATCAATTCTCGTTACATCTGATAGTGTCTGAGAGAGATGACCCTCGCTCATATATCGGTAGGATTAATTCAATGACATTCTGGAAGGTTGATGCATTAATCGATCCGATCTTCGATCGGAATCGAACGCTACACTCGGAGAGATACGCAATCCTACCATGAGGTGAATCTCGTGCGGATCCTCTCGTGATCAACAGTCCACCGGAGGGTTAATTGGACATATTGAGTGTACTTGAAGTATAGGTGAGATTGAGATCCAACCAAGGTGACAATGATCTAATTCTCCGGAGGTTGAGATCGATGAGATATAGTGAGAATTAGACTCGATCCTGTTGGATGATTAATTGATACTATGTTAGACAGTGACTGAGTGATCTGGAGGTCATCCACTAATTGCTTCAATCATTGCGTATCTCCCCGAGTGTAGCGTTCGATTCCGATCACAGATCGGATCGATTACATCAATAGATCTGATAGTCATTGCAATGATCTTACACTCTAGTGGATCATGTTCGAATCTCCTCATGGACAGTAGGTCACCAAGGGGTTATTCAGACATATTCAGTGTACTTGAAGTATAGTACAGAATTGGATCCAACCGAGGTGACAATGACCTAGTCTCTTCAGGATTGAGGATCATGAGATAATAGACAATGTATCATCCAATCCCAAGATCTGTAAGATGTCACTACCTCCCACAGTCGTTGAATATATAACAATACGGCTAAGTATAACACATCGGATCAACCTACCATATTCAATAGTGGATTACTTCTCCAATACTCAGATCAAGTAATGAATCTCAACTTCAATTATTGTCATTGGATGGATACAGTTAATTAACTCATAATAACACCTCAGGTCACATCACTTCAACATAGTGATGCAACTGTTCTTCAATAATCTCCCTTAGGATACTATAACATTACTCTTCTTCTTAGTCCTCTTCTGAGACTTCTTATGGACTAGTGTACCAGCATTGATATTCTCCATAGCTCTGGATATCTTCGAGACATGGATATAATCAGGATTAGCTTCATCTTCTCCATAGATCTTGTCATACTGCTTCATGAATTCATCTAGATCCTTCTTCCACATAGATTGAATGGAAGTATCTATTACGCTCTGCTTCTCCTTGTAGAGTTGTTCAATGTTAGCTTCTAGTAATGCAATCTCTTCCTCTGTGAACTTAGACACAGTCACCTTAGTCACAAGCTCTGTGGGTAATCCCAGGGACTGAACCTTACTCCTCAACTCTGATAGCTTCACTCCCTTGAATGATATAGTTCCATCCAGCACATACTTGATGAATGCTCTTCTATCCTCCTTCTTCTTGATCTTGCCTTCAATGTCTGTAATGATTGAATCCTTGCGTTCTTGGTACTTCTGTAATCTCTGAGTGACGAACTGATTGAGGATTAGAGGTGTATTCATATACTCTGAAGGTGTACCCATTGAGTCAAGGAATACCATATTAGATGTGCCTATTCTCCTCACCAATCTCAATGACTCAAGGGTAGGTGATTGGAAGCCCTTAATGATGAAGAGAGCAGATGAGTCAGTCGATAGATTCTCGAAGTCTTCAATCTCTCCATCATTCAATAGTGCTTCAAGCCATGTCTTGTAGGATTCGAAGCTCTTGCCTACTGGAATCTCTGTGACTATGGTTATATCATTAGACACTTGATGGAACCTTCCTGTAATCTTAACGGTAACTGCATCGTCCTCATTGTAGAAGATATCATCCCCTTCGAAGTCTTCTGGTATATACCTCTCTCCAGGCAATGTTGGACGATGTCTCGCTTCCTCTCTCTTCTTGTTCTTCACTACAAGCTCAATAGACCCTGTATATCCCCTGTACCATGGAGTTAGATAGGGCACTTGATGCTCTGGGTTATCTAATAACTTCAGGATGTGATCCACAACGACTCTAGGATCATGATTACACACATAGGTTGACCAAGCTGTGCCAATTCCTGAAGCTCCATTGATTAAGGATAGAGGTACTATAGGGTACATCTCTCTTGGTTCCACCTTCATTCCTTCTGACTTATCGAACTTGAGAATGGCGTCATCTTCCTGTCTGAATATGTAAGGTATTAGGAGCTCAGGTCTACATGAGATATACCTTGAACTTCCGGCATCATCACCATTATGGAATCTAGTACCGAACTGTCCATCTCTTGTGAAGTAAGGGATGTTGTTACTTCCCGTATAATTCTGAGCCATCTTCACAATGGTATCCGCCATACATGTCTCACCATGAGCATAATCAGTAACATCAGCGATATACCCCGAGAATCTGCTAACCTTGAACGATTCTGTCTTCTTCACAGGCTTACGCTTGAACTTAAGAATACTGGCCCATATAGCCTTCCTCTGAGATGTCTTGAGACCATCAATGAATCTAGGAATGGATCTAGCAATGTTGGCTATGGCATATGTAATGAATTCATGATTCATGAAGTGAGTTATATGTTGATATTGCATTCCTTCCATTCCAGGAACTTCCTTATACTGAGCAACCCAATCCTTCCTTGCTGGAGCCTTCTTGTTATCGAATGCTAACTCCATATGATAGGGAGTATACTGATCATAATTACAGAGAACAACAGTCAATGACTTGTAATCATCCCTAACTTCCTCCTCATCTGAAGAACCTAAGCCCTTGAAGTATCTCTTCTCCCACTTATCTGCATCTGTCACTGACTTCTTCCATTCCTTGTATTGATGCTTAGTATAGAACTTAAGGACTTCCTTACCCCTATACAATCTCAGGATTGGTGTTCTCATGAAGTACACATAGCCTCTCTGAAGTAGAGAAGGATACCTACAATGGAAGATATTGAGGACTAGCCCCACAATGTGCTTACCGTCCTCATCTGAATCCGCCATAATGATCAATCTTCCGTATCTGAGAGTATTGAAGTTGAGATTATTGGAGTAATCCACTCCTTCTCTCAGACCTAACATCTCCTTCAATCCAATAATCTCTGTGTTCTGCGCAATTCTGAGAGCTCCCGCATTCATCACATTCAGAGGCTTACCCTTCATTGGGAAGATTCCTATGTTATTGTAAGCTCTTCCATCATCCATGATAGATCTGAGAGTTGTTGCATAACCCATGGCTGAATCTCCCTCTGTGATGAAGAGAGAACACTGCATTGATGACTTAGTTCCTGCCTGATTGGCGTCTATGGCCTTACGAACATTGACATGCTTACTCTTCCTCCCATCTGTCTTGCTCAACTTACCCTCACTCTTCATCTCCATTGTTCTATTCAATCTATCAACGAAGTCCCATGACAGCATCTTCTTCACAACAGCTTCAGGGATCTCAAACTTAGGCGTTGGACTCTTCAACATCATCTTAGTCTGTGCATCGAACTTGGGATTCCTGAGGTTACAGATGAGAACAATAGATAGATGAGCTCTGACGTCTCTCTTCGTCAACTTGGGAGAGTCATCCTTCAACTTCAGAGCTTGAGCTAGCTTAGTCAATACTGCGTCACTGAGAGCAGAGTAAGCTCCTTCTAGATGAACACCACCCATAGGAGTCATCATTCCATTCACAGATGATATGAACATACCACAGTCAGGAGTATCTACAATAGATAGCTCTGATTCAGGCATTACTCCGAGATCTACCGGCCTTCCATTCTGATCTAATTGAGCATCAACGGGATAGATTGTGATTGTCTTATAATTACACTCAGTGCCGAACAATGACTTGACATAGTTGCCAGGGTTCTGATAATCTAATAACACTCCATTGAAGTAGACAGGTACCTTCATCATCAAGGCTGTCTCAGCACAATGCCTAGCGAATAGATTCATAGCCTCCTGAGGATATTGAGTATAGCCGAACCTCTGGAAGTTCAATCTCCAAGTGATCTCCACATATGAATCCCCTCTGTAGTGAGCGACTTGAGGGGGATGACAGGTCTTCATTCCGTCCTGCCAGACTTGACAATATTCCAATCCTCTCTCAGAGTCTCCCACTCTAACCTGGAATGATTGAGAGAAGATATTAACAAGCTTAGCACCATATCCGTTCCTTCCACAGCCTGTTCTATCCACTTCCTTGTTGTAATTACTTGAAGTTAACAAGTTACCGAAGATCAATTGAGGAGCATAGACCTTGTGTTGAGGGTGGAGTTCAATAGGGATAGGCAGACCTCCATTCCTAATACTTACAATCTCTGAGTTCATTGATACCTTGATCTCACCTGGATGAACATTGGCTCTTCTGGATCTATCCACATTGTCTGAACTGTTAGATAGTACTTCAATGAACAGCCTCTCAACTCCTTCAGGTAGAGTGATTGTCTCAGTTCTAATGATGGGAGTTCCTTCGGTGAAGTGAAGCACTCTCGTCTCTCTAGGCACTTGTTCATCAGATCCAATATATGTATCTGTGACGTTGGTGATATGCTCGTGATGAGACATCATAGAGTAAGCTGAAGCTGAAGTCAACGCCATGATCAGTTATATTTATGAACTGAGCCCGATGGATCAATAGACAAGATGATATACTAACTCTACATAGAATTGATCATTCCATAGACTTACGTACTTCAATCTAATAGTATCTCTGTGTAAATCTCACCCTCCTTCTGGATATGTATAGCCCTGGATGTATCTGGAATGAAGTATACGCCATAGATCCTAACTTCCCTTGGCATTCTGAGTTCATTCTCCATTATCTGAGGAAGACAGATAAGTTCTACAACAAGTATAGTAATGTCATCAGAGTATTAGCCGGAAGATCTGTGGCTGTTACCATCAACCCTTCAGGTATTGTCATTACAGGGAGAGATCTCAATGATATTAGAAGTAAGATCATAGCAATACATCCCAATGCTCAATGCTCCCAGGATAGTGTAGTAATCTATGACACTCAATTCACACGCAATGATGTATTCAATTGCATGTTCCTTCTCAGTCCTAGACCCTACCCTAATATGATCAAGCATAATATCTCTCCCAGGAGGAGATCATCTGTACCAGAGGAGCAAGACTATCCCTATCTCATTCATCACTTAACTCCTCAAGATCTCAGAGATAGATATCCTTCCATCTTCCCCGAGATACCCACAGACCTTGAGATTATTAGAGCCATCCTGAGTCTCGCAGATTACAATGTGAACTCATTACTGAAGTGGCTTGAGATGAGATCAACTATACAACTATATCTGAAGAATGGAACATCCTTACAAGTCCATGGATTGGATATTGATGACGAATGTATTAGTCTGTACAATGAACTATCATCTAATCCCTCAGGGAGAATGACACATAGATCCTATGGTATTGTGAAGTTAGCCCTAGCCTATTACAGCACAGATCTGATAGTGAACTAACCTTGTAATGTGTTACTTGGTTAGTTGTAATGATCTGGTATGATCCCTATGAATCATATCACATAGCGAACTCTCTCCCAATGTGTTGGATCTATTGGACTACCACACACTCTGAGTACATCGAGGGACTTGAGCTCATCCATCAATTGCTTCAATAATTGCGTATCTCCCCGAGTGTAGCGTTCGATTCTGATCACAGATCGGATCGATTACATCAATGTCCCAGAAGGTGAGAGCATTAATCTTACAATCTAGTGGATGATGTGCGGATCTCCCTGTGGACTACTGCCCTATAGAGGGTTATTCGGACATATTCAGTAACTATGAATTACAGTGAGAATTAGACTCAACATCTGGTGGGATTGTCTTGATTCTCCAGAGGTTGAGATCGATCTGGGACAGTGAGAATTACATTCAATTCCGAGAGATGATCAATCCCTACTATAGTCAGTGTATCCCCTGGAATGTAACAATCTGTAATCCTATGAGCTAACAATCTATGATCTAACAATCTATGATCTAACAATCTATGATCTAACAATCTATGATCTAACAATCTATGATCTAACAATCTATGATCTAACAATCTATGATCTAACAATCTATGATCTA